TTTTCAAGTACGTTTTCCTTCTCAGGTCGTGATGACCCAGTAAGGGGAGCTTTTCTTCAACGGCCTCTTTCAAAAGGTTTACACCTTTATTGAGACCATCAAAATTGGGTGCTCCGGCGGCTGACAACATCGCAGTATAAGCTCGATGCTCGTCTCTCATACCTTTTTTAAGAGGTAGCCTTATTAGCGCATCAAAAACAAACCCTTCCCAGCCATGTTTTGCACGGTGAAGGAAGGGGGCAGCTTCATCGAAATTAACGATGAAGCCGGAATCACCAAATCCATCAGGAATTAAGAAAGACCTAAAGTCTTTTCCAACCCTAGTGTAAAGGTAGTCCCAAATAGCCAAAAAGCGATTGTCACAGCCGTAATTAAAATTACGGCGATGACTATAGCGCCTGATACTATTAGCCAGTTTAAAAATGCTTTCATAAGTTGAGATACTTTCTTTAATGAAAATAGGCCGAACGTCATGTCCAAGAAAGTAATCTTTTCCACAGGATTCCCGAAAGGGACCATTAGCGAAGCTTTTAGTTTCGTTCATGGTGAATCCTGCGTACTCGATTACCTTAGCCACAACCTCGTAACTTTCGGATGGGACTATTATGTCATCACCGTACACGCTAACGAGGCGAATCTCAGATCTAGAATACTCTACGGACGCTTTTGCAAGCGCGTAAAATATTAAAGATTCTAGCTCAAACGTAAAACCATTGCCCATAGAACTGAATTTCTCGAAAGAGATCCAATTCTTTTCAAACAGGCCTTGTTTACTACGACATGAGTCTAGGAGATTAAACCAATCCTCAGGCAAGAGAAATTTCACTAATTCATAAGATATAGTGTCACTCGCTCCGCTGAGGTCGATTGTTGCTAGTAAGTTATTTAGGCTTCCTAACAGGGCTAACCGCTGATTAATGGACTGATCGTTAAGATCAATCCCAGCGTACCGCTTCAACAGGGACCTGATTTCACTACCATAACCCTTCTGTAAATATGAATTTACATGGGGTTCTTTAGCGATAACTCGGTGTGTTTTGGCGTTCTTTGGAACAAACACGATCTCGTTTCCTCTAACTATATCGAAAGCGTCATAAGTTAGTGACACTTCGATAGAGGGGAAGTTATCAGTTTGAAGCTGACAGTTCACCCAGGAAGGTGTGCTATTCACACAGCAGTGACCCATAACGAGAGAATTACTAGTCACGTCAAGTCGGTTTCCAAACTTAGCGTAAGCTGAGGTCTCGGGACCGGATGTACTGGTCGTTACTCCAGGGCCCCAAGCAAACTTCTCACTAATGCTATCCAAATCGGGTTTTCGTAGAATTGATCTAATTTTTCGGCGTGCTGACGAGAAAATCTCGAGCATCATCGGGTCCCATAAAGATGGGTCCAGATCAAGTTTTCTAAACTTACGATTTGTAAGAGCACAAGCGGCTTCCCATGACACAAAAGATGCCTTCGCCGTACCTTCAGGATCTAAGCTTTCATGCTTAAACTCTGGGTACTTAGATAGCATCTTCGTTACGAGAGCATCGTCAGCGTACCTTTCGGCACACTGATAATGATCTGGATCCATCTCTAGGCGCACTAACTGACCGAATTCTTTACTTTCGTAAAGAAGCCAAGCAGCTAATGACCTAGGTGAATCCACACTCGAACAAGTGTGAAAGAAGACAGCATCTAAAGTCTCGGAAGACTCAGACCTAGTTAGAACCAGTTCAGAACCGTTTAAACGGTCCCGCGAGTACTTCTTGTACTCTAAAACGGACTTATGTTTACGTTTCATTTTAGCCTTTTATAAGGTTAAAGAAGAACCTCTTAGCAGACTCACGCCTGCTGCTTGATCACCAGATCAAGTCAAGAGATTCCACCTGGTTAGTAACGATCGCCTCGTCAATGAGGTCACGAAGTTGTGCCAACAGATCCTTGCGCTCCTGAGCGGTTGCCCGCTCATGAAGAACAAAGTCAATCGTTGCCAAATTCGTGTACGCCACTTGAGGCGCTGGCTGAATACCCGATGCAGTAGACGGAGAAGACTGCGCGAGCACTGGATTGACCAGTTTCCACTTTACTTTGTAAGTGGGAGACGACGCGCTGCTAGCAACTTGAGAAACGGACAGTTTGTTCTGACCTGCAGCGATCGCTTGAGTGCGATCGACGTAGTTCAGGACTTTGCCCGTCATTTCGGTTGGATAGTAAACGCGGTTGACAGGCGTTGTTGGGTTTGCATCTGTCAGTGTGATATTGGCGCGAATGCCCATGATATCGTTCCTTAAAGGAAGGTTAAGTTAAGACGATCGTCGGTTGACAACCGTCAGGAGTAACGCTATAGCCGAAGCCGCATGCGTAAGGGATCGGGGATCTTTGAACCCCGGTACACTTGGGTAGGGAAATGTCGGAAACACAGTACGATTCATCGTAAAAGTCTTTCTAACATAAGAACCACCAAGCGAAAGCTTTTGCGTGTAGCCAGGCGCGCTCGTATAGAATGAACCGGCACCGTCAGTCGCGAGTAAGTTGTAAGACCTACTCTCAGTTACGGTATTCGTACCAGAATGGAAATTTAATCCGACTGTCGCAGTTAGCGACCGAAGGTAGTCTCCTATCGGTATGAACCAGTCCACTACAAACGAGTATGGAATTAACTCCCACGCTACCTCTAGGGGGTTTAACACCCCAAAAGCAACAAAGGAAGGTACACCACCATTCGGAATCCTATAGAAGACCTTTAATTGCTGACGTTTCAAGAGTTTTTCGACTCTCAGAATATCGGCTTTCACAGTTCCTCCGTAAGTTCCCCTGGATCTCTTCATCAATTCCACCGCATCCCTAACTAAGGCAACACGGACCACATCATTGTGATCAGTAGTTTGCTGTGCGAGGGCTGCGGCTTGTTGATGAATATCAAACAGGAGTGGTTTCCAACCATAAGAATACGCGAGCCATTGCTTACTTACGAACTTGTCAAGTTCTTGAGACCGCATGCCCTTGTGCCGCTTCGGGTTTATTTTCCGATATTGTCTTGAGAAACGAGAAATCTCGCTCCTTGGGACCTTTTCGTATTTTACACCTAAAGAGGCTAACGCACTCTTAAGACGCCCCTTTCTGATTCCCGTGAGGAAACCAGCTAGTGACGTGGCTGTTTTGGATATCATATCCGCAGTCTTGTTGATTTCAGCTAGAGAAACCAGAGTCGAAGCTTTTTGCTGACTCAGTATTCCCAGTAGCTTTGTCGTCAGACCCGCTTCAAGGTCTGGACTGAGGATTTCGTCCACAACGCTTATTCCTTCTTTAACGATAGTGCGATGCCATACCCCTCTATAGTAATTAAACGGGTCCTTATAGTCGATATAGTAATCTAACTGATCACTCATCTCGACCGTAATTTTCGTGTAATTGTTCATGGGGAGGTAGAACTTCTTCACATAACGAAAGTTAGGTGTTGGCGTTGACGCAATAACGCACGCAGTACGATGTATCGGACTCAGACCTTCGTAGATCTTACCGACTGTCTCTGCGCCTGTCTTCAGGTCAACCTGATAGGCATAGCACAGCGTACTTTCAGTTCGATCATAAGGTATCTGAGGCATGATAATTTTCCTTTTGTGAATTAACGGAACCATGGTTTCCGCCCTTGCGGGCGGGGTGCGTTTCAAGCACCAGAAGACTCCTCGTCAGAGGTGGACACAGGAAGCTGCAAATCTAATCCCAAAGCAATTGCCATTTCTTTCGAAATGTAATCGTTATCGGTGTACGATTTGCTAAAGTCAAAGTTAAAATCGAGCCACGGCACAGAAGAGGGGTTAACCCTCCTATGATCATCATCAAAGATGATACAGTCGACATCGATTCTTCCATTGACATAAAACATCAAAGATATCCCGGTGTTTACATTTACGTAAACGAAGGGCTTTCCTTGAGGTTTGCTTCGCTCTTTAGAGATATGACGCTTTAACGCCTTCCAGACTCCAGCTTCACTTGCAGTGAGGTCGGAGACGGGACGGTCAGTCGGATTTTGAAAAGCTCGCATCAAAGGTGCATAGCACCCTGAATAGATTTTTCTAATATCCTGCCTGTCCGACGTCTTTGGCACCACTACATTGTAGATGGAAGAAACTGAGAAAGAATAATTACGCATAATATGCTCCAAAAAGAGATGTCTACCCG